TCAGCAATCATGCCAGCAATCAATAGCGCAGTAACTTCATTCATGAGCATATTCAATACGGTTATCACAACCGTTATTCAGCTAGCTTCGGCAATACTGCCAGTAGTGACTATGCTACTTCAACAACTAGCACCTATCATATCGCAAATCGCTCAATTTATCGCAAGTCTTATAGTTAGCCTTGCCCCAATTATAGAGCAATTAGTGAGCGCGTTAATGCCCGTGATTGTGCAAATAACACAAGTCTTGATGAATATCATAACTGCTATAGCACCAGCGGTATTTGCATTCATGAACCTTATTATGAGCGTGCTTAATGCTATTTTACCAGTCATCTCAAATGTCTTATCTGTGATAGTGAGTGTGCTAACCGTAATCATAAACATAATAGGTACACTCATCACCGTAATAGGTAATGTTGTAGCGGTAATAGCATCAGCAATAGGAACGGTTATCACCATCATAAGTGATATTTTGTCAGTTGTAGTTACGGCATTTGGAGTTATGACAGCAACCATAACAGGAGCGACTGCAGCAATAGCAATGCTTATATCTGACTGCTTTAATACTGTGTTGCAGATTATCTCAACAATCATAAATGCAGTAGGAACGATTATTACAGGCTTTTTCTCGCTTATTGACACGGTGTTTTCGAACATAGCTAATACCATCAATAACGCAGTAAGAAACGCATTCAATGCGGTAAAAAGCGCCTTTGACAGCATGTATAACGCAATTAGTAGCGCAGTAATAACGGCTCTAGACGTAGTGACTTCTGTATTTTCGAGCATTTATAACACAATAACAAATGCTGTGAATGATGCTGTTAATTCTGTTATAAACGCATTTAATAATATCGTATCAGCGATTAGTAATTCACTTTCGAGTGCAGTAAACTATGTGGCTAGTTTTCCAAGTCAAATAATGAGCATATTTTCTGGTATCGGTTCGTGGCTTTATGACTCTGGGGCTTCCCTCATAGAAGGATTTGTCAACGGTGTTTTAAGTGCAATTGACTGGGCGGCAAGTACGGTTTCTGATGCGTTAAGTTCAATTCGTGACCTCTTCCCATTCTCACCCGCAAAGACCGGACCGTTTAGCGGTAAAGGATGGACGCTTTACTCAGGCGAAGCAATCATCGAAAGCATTGGGGAAGGCATCACGCTTAAAGCAGGCGAAGCACGCAAAGCTGCGGAGAATGCTCTTTCTGATATTCGTGGCTCACTTGATGGAGATATGAACGTAAAGAGCGTATTTGAAGAAAGCAATAACGAACAAAAACAGTATGATTTGATTGTTGCAGCGGTCACAGATGCTTTATACCCTCTCATGAAGGAAGGAGTAACGCTCAACGCAGACCATAGAGAAATAGGCAGGATGGTGAGATCCTATGTATAAGCCTGAACTATCTTATGTCAATCACTTAGGAGAGGAACTTAATCTCAGTGAACATGTTTACTTGCAAGACGATAACAACTTCTTGTCAGGGGAACTTTCAAGAATATCCATTAATGACAAAACCGCAGGATTTTATCATGCTTCATCAGAAAAGAAATTTACGCTCTATATCGTAGCTAACACAAAAGAGGAAGGTTACGAATTAAGGGACAAGATATATGAAGTTTCAGAAGTTGACTCAGAAGAAACAAAAGCAGGGAGATTGTATCTTGATGGTTGGTACTTAACAGGATATTTCAAGAGCCTAACATTCAGCGAGTATATGTACTTAGACGTATTCTGTAAAGTTGATATTACCTTTGTATGTGACTCTCCAAAGTGGACGAAAGAACATGTCTTTGAGATAAGCGGTGCATTAGCAAGGGCAGGATTGAACTATCCTCACAACTATCAATACAATTATGGAGGAGAATATGGAGTTTCAAGGATATACAATCCCGCAGTTTCACCTACAGAGTTTAAGTTGATATGTCAGGGAGCATGTAGCAATCCTTCGGTAAGAATTGGCGATAATACCTATCGTGTAAATGTGAGTTTGCTTGCGGGTGAATTGCTTATAATCAACTCACTAGACAACGGAACTAGAAAAACCATAGTGAAGTATGATAATGAAGGCAATCAAACTAACGTATTTCAATATCGCTATGGAGAACAGCGCAAGGGATGCGGAACGTATGTATTTGAACCTATAAAACAAGGTGATAATGTTGTAAGTTGGAATGGTCAGTTTGGCATTGTGTTGACATTATACGAGCAGAGAATGTATAGGCGGTGGTCATAATGGATTTAGTCTATACCAATGACGCAGGACAAGAGCAAGGATTAACTAGTGCATTTGCGTTTGACTTAGCATACGGCAAGAACGAAAACGATTTTGAGTTGACTGTTGGCACTGATATAGCCTTGCCTTATAACTCTTACGTGTATATAGACGGTACGTCTTTTGGTGGAATAGTGAGAGGTCAAAAGTTTATAAGTAGAGAAAAGAAAGAATACAATGTATTTACTGGCGATACATGGCATGGAATTCTAAACCATTCCATTATACGACCTGATGCAGGACAGGATTACTTTACCGTTACTGGTGATGCGAATGAATGCATACAAACTGTGATTACAAGGCAGGGATTAGGAATTGTCTTTGATGTTGACAGTGTAGCGACAGGAGTAACCATCAATTATAGATTTAAGCGATATTGCACCGCTTATGCTGGCTTGGTGCTTATGCTAAAGTCACAAAACTTACGGCTTGAAATAACAAAAGAAGCATCAAGTAAACCTATGCTTTCAGCGGTGCATATAGATGACCATTCTACAGATGGACAGCAATACACCATGGACTACTCAATGAGCGATTATCGCCCTACAAATCATCTTGTGTGTTTAGGTGAAGGAACACTGCACGAAAGAACCGTTATAGACTTGTTCGCAGACTCTAGCGGAAATATATCGCAGATTCAAACAATCTTTGGAAAAGAGGAAATAGTCGAACTTTACGACTATTCCTCGGCAGATGATGCAAAGTTGCTTGAAGAAGGAACAAAGAAGCTTAAAGAGATGCAAGCAACCGAAGAAATCATAATCTCTGCTCCCGAAGAAACAGAACTTGAGATTGGTGATGTTGTGGGAGTCACGGATACGAACTCAGGAAAACAAATGGAAGCAGAGGTAGTGAAAGTGATAGTGAAAGTATCAGAAAATGGCAATGTATCAAAAAGCTACGAATTAGGTAGCTTGTCAGATAGTTTTTAAGTGAGGTGATGAAATGACAATAGAATTAGTAACAGGAATAGGCGAAACAGACCATGTAAATTCTGTTGATGATGGTGCATTTAACGCTTACGCTTTTGGCACTAACTCATACTTTTTGAAAGAGGGCACGTGTTCGCTAGTCGATAATAACACGGTTAGGCTTAGCGGTTATGAAATCCTTGCTCAGGGTAGACACGTGCGTATTGTTGGCAATGAAGATGTGACCATCGAAAACGGAACGGTAAATAAAAACCGTATAGACTTGATTTGCTTGAAGTACAGTCAAGTATCAGCTACTTTTATTGAGTCTGTTGTACTGCATGTTATAAAAGGTACGCCAACATCAGGAGTACCTTCTGCACCAGTAATACCTTCTGGGCAGTCGTCTATTTTGGCAGGAGATAATCCTGCGTATATTCCGCTTTATTCTGTTCGTTTGACAGGGCTGAATCCGTCAACTCCAGTTAAGTGTATTTCAGGCTCCTCAAAGCTGATACCGCTCAATGAACACAAACACGACTCCAGCGACTTCACAGGCACACTCCCAATCTCAAAAGGTGGCACAGGTGCAAGTAGCGCAAGTGCTGCGATTGATAATTTGGGAGGTGTACGCGAAATACATCTTTCATCTACAACTTCTTTGAGTTATGCGGATATGGCAGCTCAAATTCATTTAAATACACCTAGTGACAAAAAAATATATGTTGGCAGCTTTAACAATAATGGAACTATATGGGGATGGATTGGACAAAACTGCGGATATGGGTATGACTGGTACGAGATGTTAAGGTACGATGGCACAGCGTCAACCGGACCCGTGCGTGTTGGAGCTACGCTATGTAATGGAGCATGGTATATAGATGAAGGCAAATTAGGAATTGCGCGAGGTGGCACAGGCGCAAGCACGGCAGATCAAGCAAGGATAAACCTTGGAGCATCCAGAATCAAACTGTTATGGTCGAATGGAAATCCAACTAACCCATTTTATGCAGGAGAAGTTACGATAACAGGCAAGTCATCTTATTCTTTTCTCTTAATCCTTATGAAAGGTCACCACACAAACAATGATTTTTACTGGTCTTTTTACAATACTGGCAGTGCTGGAAGTTGCACACTTTCTGGTCTTTCATCACAAAAACAAATTGTAGGGCGCAACGTGACAAGCGGGGCAGGAGACATTCTTAATTTTGGTGAAGGTTGGGTCTGTTCGACGTACAACTCTGGAGTCTTAGTATCAGATGCGTTTGGCATACCTTTGAATATCTACGGAGTGGAGGAACGATAATGTATGCGATTAACTTAACTAACGAAGGAAGAATTTTTAGGGTAACTGAAGAGAGATTTGCTGATTCAGAGGCTATAATTGTTGAAACTCTACCTGAAGGAGACCCGAATGACTATCTTTATATTGATGGTAAGTACGTATATTCAGAGTGTCAATGGAAAAAAGAACAGGAATCAGCAATCGCAGCGGCTCAAGAAAGAGCCGAAAAGCTTCAAGAGTTGCTAGATGGTCTTGAATCATACCAACGTGATGTGAACCTTGCAATAACGGAACTATACGAGTCATGATTGGAGGGATAACATGGGAGAAGCAGAAACGACAGCTATCTATGTAAGCGGTGTGGCAAGAATTTACGCAAGACGTGTAAAGTACGAAGGCTTGTCAATGGATAAAGTACCAACGAAGCTAAAGGCACAAGTGGAATACGCTATTGAGGAAGGATTGGTATGATGCCTGATTTTGGAGACATTCAAACGTTCTTTGTGGTCTTACTTGCCATAATTGGAGCAATCTTTACCGCTGATAAGCTACTCGATATTTTCAAGAAGCGGCTAAACGACCCTCACAAGTATGACCATGACTGGAGGGAGGATGTGAAAGAGAGACTGAGAGACGGTGATGCACGCTTTGAGAAGCAAGGAGAAGCTATATCGCTACTCATAGAGGGGCAGTTGCAAATATTGAATCACATGGCGTATGGAAACCATACCGACGAACTAAAAGAAACGATAGACAAATATCAGAAGTTTCTCATTGAAACAACAAAGTGAGGTGTCTATGAGGTTTAGTACAAAGATGGTTATAAGCGCAGTTATTGCAATCGTAGGCTATACAGCGGCACTCTTTGCGGTAGAGGTCAACAATCCTGCTGCACAGATACCTGATGCGCTCACGGTAGCATGGTTTGCGTTTTGGACGGTGGAAATTGTATCGCTTGCGTCTATACGCAGAAGCAAGATAAAAAACAAGTACGAAGTGGAGGTTGATAATGATTGATTGGAAACAGAAGTTATCAAGCAGGAAGTTTTGGGTGCTTTTGGCTGGACTAGTCACAAGTATCGTACTTATGGTGCAAGGTGATCCAACAGTTACCACGGGCGGCACAATCCTTGCTCTTGGCTCAATCGTTGCTTATCTCTTGGGTGAGTCATGGGTAGATGCTAAGACCGCAGAGAGCAGCCAAACGCAGATTGTTGCAACCTCAACATCAAGCAAAGTAGTTGAGCAGGCACTTAATCCAAAGGCGGCAGGTGATGAATAGAATGAACATCTTTATGATTGGCTGCATTATTACTCTTATTTTGCTTGTCATCCTGTTTGCTTTGGCTTGTTGCAAGGCTGCTGGAGAGGATGATTACGTAAATCTTGATAACGCTTTTGAGATAACGGAATTGAGGGATATTGATGGCAAATAGAGCAAATGTGGCGGCGACCTTCATGGAGCACTTATGCGAGTGCGAAGCGCACGGGTACTCATGGAGTGAGCGATACGGAAACAGCGCATTAGGCACTTGTACGGTTGAGTGCGAAGGCGTAACAGGAGAGTTTTTCAAAGGCGACCGTGATTGTTCTTCTGCAATCATAGACGCATGGAGCGAGGCTCTCAAAGGCACGAAGTACGAAGGCGTGCTTGCAGGAGCAAGCTACACAGGCAACATGAAAGAAGTGTTTCTTGCGAGCGGTATTTTTGAGTGGCGAGGAATGGATTATTGCGCTCACAGAGGAGACATATACCTGAACGAGCAGAACCATACCGCTATGTGCACCAGCATAGTACCTGATATGCTTGCGGAGTTTTGCATCAACGAGAACGGAGAATGTTATGGAGGTGAGTCTGGCGACCAAACAGGCACAGAGTCACGAATAGCAGGATACTATGATTTTCCATGGGATGGCATGCTTGTCTACAATGGCGGCGCAGACGACGGAAGCGCACAGCTTCCTGATACGCCACAGCCAACAGGCGGAACACGCTATCGTGTGCAGACACGAGAGAGCGGCTGGCTTGACTGGATGGAAGGCTTAATAGACACAGGCGGTAGTGGAGATGACTACGCTGGAGAGATTGGCAACTTGATATACGGATTTGAGTGCGAGCATGACTTCGAGCTGACACTCAAAGGCGGGCAAGTCTTGCCACGAAACGACAACAACGAAAACGGCGAATTGCCTGTTATTGGTATAACCATATTTGCAGACGTGCGCTACACCGTCCACACGGTCAATGGCAACTGGCTCAAAGTTGAGCACGGTGCAGACGATAATGGAGCAGGTGACGATGTCCACGTGTTGGACATGGTAAGGATTCTAAGTTAGGAGAGTGATTTTATGGCAGCAGTATCAATCGGGGCAAAATATCCAAATGTCTACGAGTATATCGCAGACACAGAGGATGATATCGAAAGCCTGCCGACCACAGTCGGCAAGGGCTCAACTTGCCTTGTGATTGCCACGGGGGCGGTCTACATACTTTCCCCCAGTGGCGAATGGGCGAAGCTTGGCGGTGATGACTAATGGATATTATGACTTACGGTGCTGCGGTTGAAACAGCCGAAGCATATACCGACGAACATGGCTGAGGCGGTGGTACGTCTTTTCAAGCTATCATATCATGGAACGGACAATCAACACCAGTAGTCGCAAACATCCCCGCTGGCGTAGTGGTAACCTACGAAGGCACAGAATACACTGGCACACTTGCAGCTTCTTCTTCCACAACAGGCAAAATGTACCTCGTCCATCATGGAGGAAGCGGCAAAAACATCTATGACGAGTACATAACAGTTGGCGAGTACTCATGGGAGATGATAGGCACTACTCAAGTTGACCTCACAGGATATGTGGCAGTCACAGAGCAGTCTTTCACCACATCTCAAATGAGCGATAAGGCTATGTTCTACGCCGTCATGATGATATGGGATACCTATTATACTTTCAATAAGCCTGAGTGGGTGAGTCAGGAGAACCAAGAGTATCGTGATATAACAGAGCGCAAGTTTGCTGCGTACTTCCGTAAGCACAAGAGCAAGTGGGAGACTATGCCCATGCAAGACAAGATGGCGATTTCTAATGGAGTTCGGCAGCGTAGCGTTGCTGAAGGTATGTTAGTGGAAGCGGTAACAATACCCGATTGGTTGAAGAAAGTTGAGGAGATGTAGATGACGATTTTATCTGAACTTTTGAATGATGGCACTTTGATTAAGCATTGGAGTGACCAGAATGTAATGCTTGAACAAGTTGAAACTGGCGCAAGGTATCCTGAGCCTGTAGATATTGTTCCTTGTCCGTATACGTATGAGGAAACGGATGAACCGATTGAGCCTGTAGAACCAGGGGAAGAGTAAAAAAATGGGGAGCGTTTGCTCCCCTGCTTTTTTTATTTGTAGGGTCTATGGGGGGTCTAAGTAGGGTCTAGCTTACCGTCATTTATAGTTACTTATGGTCATTAAAGGCACTTATCCAACAAAAAAGGTCACATCCAATTGTGGGTGTGACCTGCTCTTTTTATGGAGCCGATGAGCGGACTCGAACCGCTGACCTACGCATTACGAGTGCGAGCTATATGCGCTATCTACCAGCATATATACTATTGAATAGGGTCTAAGTAGGGTCTAACTTGTGCGTGTATTTTTCAAAGCTTTCTGCTACTATCAGCATTCCCTTTTCGGTTGAAGAGCGGTACCACCTATCCATGGTGCTTCTACCTGAGTGACCCATGTATATATCTACTAGTCCGCCATCGCAGCACTCACCAGCTACTGTGGCAAAAATAGAGCGCATATCACCAAATGGTACATACGGTATACCATTGCGCTTACACCATGAGCGCCAGTTGTGCGTTGCGGTCTGAGGATTGCGCGGCACAATCTCGCAATCATGAAGCATCTGAGCAAACACGCCACACAAAGGCACAGAACGCACGGAAATGGCGTTTTTGGTGTCTTTCTCTACCATTACACCATTCACGCACACTCTAGCCTTATTCACGCTAATAATGGCGTTTCCTTCGGTGTATTCCACATCTTCTGAAGTGACTGCGGTTGCTTCCTCGTGGCGCAACCCTGCGCACATCTCAAGTATGACTAAGTGAGCATAGCTAGATGATAGGATTGAGCGAATATATGGCAGTATCTGTTCGCGATCTAAAATTACCTTCTCACGCTTAACTAGCTTTTTGTATTGCATGCGCTGAATAGGATTAACCTGCATAATTCCATCACGTATTGCCATATTGCATATCTTCTTCCACAGTACAGCAGTTCTTCTCTGCTCATACGGAGCTTCCACTTCATCAATGACAGACTGAGCGAAGCGGTAGTTTGTACTTGCTACTATACGGCTTCCAATGCTAGGCTCTAGGTGTTTTCTCCATGTACGGAGATACTCGTGCTGCGTCTTGGCTTCTAGCGTCTCAATTTGCGGTAGTACGGTAGTTTCCCAATAGTCAGCATACGTGACCGACTCATCACAGCCGAACATCTGCATCTCTTTTTTGGCAAGATACAACTCCGCATCGTGGTAGGTTCCGTGGACGTAGTGAGAGCGTTTTCTGCCGTGAACATCTGACCAACGGCAGCGGTATTTTCCGTTCCCGCAGTCAATGATTGACCCGAATTTTCTTTTCATGATATAATCCTTTTATAATTTTACAGTTCCGCTCCTGTTCTTCCCACGGGAGCGGTTTTTACTGATTTACAAAATTTTAGTTACAAAACATTAAAAATTGTGTTATTATGCATGTGTTACGACGGCGTGGAAACAAACGGAGAGATACCTAAGTGGAAGCGCCATTATTATTTTCTTTCTTCCCACGGGAGCGGTTTATTTTTCTTCTAAGTTCATTACATAGTAATATAGCTTTTCTGTTTCATATCCTAGTCCTTTTGATATCTTCATAAAGTTATCTATTCCTACTTTTTCAATATCTGTCTTACCGCATAATATGCTGTAAAGCGTGGTAGGCTTTATTTTATTCTCTCTTGCAAATGCCGAAACGTTTATACAGCGTTCAATAAATAATTGTTCTAGTTTTTCATTTGGTTTAGTTGTTTTCATTTCTACCTCCTTTTTTTAGTCTCTCAAATATACAAATGCATAAATTATCTTGCTTAGTTGTTTTTTGTTTTCTTCAGACATCTTTCTGTATGCTGAGATAATTTCTAGCTCGTCATCTGAGAAACATTTTTCAATTCCATCTTCTAAGTCAAAGAGGTCACTTATCGAGCAAGAGAAATACTTTGCCATCTCTGCTGCTTTTTCCATTATTGGTGTGGTAACTCCATTTTCATAATTCTGATAAGTGCGGTATTTCAAATCAAAAATAGTGGCTGCTTCTTTTTGTGTTAAGTGTTTTTCTTTTCTTTTATCCTTCAAGCTCATTTTTAGCTCCTTTCTGCCTCTTTTATGATTATACAAAAAACTTGTATATTTTTCAATTATTTTTATTGACATACACTAATAACTAGTGCATAATAGTTTCAACACACAAGAAACTAGTGTATAAGGAGGTGAAAATGCAACATAATATGGTGTCAGAAAGAAAGCGTTCTGGTCTTTCGAGGAAAGAGGTAGCTGAGCAAATGAATTGTTCAGAAGATGTAATCGGAAAATGGGAGCGAGGAGAAACTTCCCCAAGGCTGAAAGATGCAGTAAAGCTTTCAACAATCTATGGATGCTCAATTGACTATCTAAGCGGAGCATCAGAAGAACGAGTAAAAGCAACAATATAAAGCTACTAACGAAAGGAAACAAATGTACCAACAAAGAACAATAGCGAGCTACGAAGAAGCACTTGAATGCCTTCTGGTTCTCAAAAGCGCATACAACGCTCTTGTTGAGGATGCAGTAAGTCGGGAATCGCAGCTGAATACCGCAATTCTTACCATGTCTGTACTTTTCCACATGCCAACTGAGCAAGTGGTAAACGACCTTCGCATCTTTGAAGGCATGAAAAGAGAAGCATAGTAATCTCTTTACTGATTGCTGAGCGTGGGCGGTGCTTACCACGCAGGGAGGAATTGCCAGCCTCTTCAAAGAGCATCCCCCATGCTCGGCAATCGAGGCACCTTGACAACTGAATGGGTGTGGCACGTGCCAAGAAAACGTGCATCAGTATTATAAGACGATATGCACCTACAAGCTATCATCCGAAAGGCGCATCAGTACTCCCTCTCGCTCTTTTGCTTTTTTGGTTGGTGAGTTTTTCTTTCAGGCGAGACAGTCACAAGGGTACCACTATGAGCCACCTCCTTTCGGTGCTTGACTAGGCATTTGATAAAGCTTGGTACCCTGCATGAGATGATGGCTTGCTGGTGCATATCAATAGAGGAAGGAACTACATGGGAAAACATTTGCTCACAGTGAAAGAAGTAGCTGAGGAGCTTGGAGTTAATGAGTCACGAGTCCACGAACTAGCTAAAAAAGAAAGGAATCCGCTGCCTCTGGGAGTAATCAAAGGAGACCAACGAGGAGGAAAGATAGCGGTTGATACTTTTCTTGATTGGTGGGATAGGGCAAGCGTACCTTATGTGGATAGAAAACTATACAAGAAGGAGTGAATATGTATTGTAAAAAAAGACATCCTCGCAAGCATGGAGAGCAGAGCGAGGATACCAGAAACGAGAAGTATTCTAAAGCATTTTGCGCACTTATGGGAATAATACTCGTATTATGCACAATCTACGGGGGAATGATGCTGTGAAGTACGTAGATTTCTGGTTTGATACCGACAAGATACTAGCAGACAAGCGACCACGCATAAATACGAGGACGCACAGAGCGTATCCTGATAAGGAAAGAGAAGCCTACAAGGCTATGGTGAGAAACGCTTTCCACGATATCTCAGTGCGTCACAGCGACTACAAAGGCGAAGTAACTCTTAACATTACGTGTTTGCGCTCGCTGCCTGAATCACGTCCTAAAAGGATAG